ATATTCTAGATCATGAGGCCCGTCATCCCCTTGAGTATCTAAATTTGCAAAAGTATCTGTTTCATATTGTATTTGAGCTCCAGAGTATGAGTCTGTAGATTCTGTAGCATCTTCAAATATTATATGATCTGTAACTACCATTCCATATGCACCAATATCTCCAGATTCAGGAGCGATTGCTCCGCCAATATTAGAAACTATTGCTGAGGCTCCAGACCCTTCTGTATTGGAATTATTAAAATATAAATAATCACCTATTGCATAACTTGTGCCTGGATTGTCAATAACAACTTGATCTACTTCACCTGAACCCACATCCACAATAGAAACTACTGCATCTTTACCAATTGAACTTGTAACAGACACAGCATCATCAATAGTATATGCAGAAGCTCCAGTTGTTACAGATGCACCAGTAAGTATAGACTGAATAGTTCCAGAAATTGCTACATCAGCATTGGTATTATCAACTCCTGTAATTTCTGCACCTTTAACAAATGTACCAATTATGGAATCTACATTTAAAACTAGTTGGTAAACTGTTGTTTCACCTTCTTGTAATTGAAGTACTGATTCTACAGTAGCTGTAGCTGTGGTTGCATCTAAGGCAACATCTATAGTTTGAGTAATGGTTTGCCCAACTAAATTATTTGGAGAATTTGCGGTTGCAACAACTCTGATGACTGTATCAGTTGACCAATCACCAGCAGAGATTTTAAGAAGATTATCTGTGGGGTAAAATAGTTCTGGCGTCTCACCAAACATTAATCTAAAGAATATTTCATGACCCTTCCTTGAACCTTTTGCTCGGTACAAGTCACGGATACTCTTTACTAATTTTCTTTTGGAAACTCCTGTCGCCAAAGTATTGGGAACAGCAGTAAGATAGGTATTACGGAATTGGTCAAAGAAATCAGTTATGGTTTTATCAATATCAACATACTCTAAGAGTTGTTGAATATTTTGTACTGGATTTCCTTGATACTTGGAAATGGTTGCGGTAGCATCTGAAGTACTACCAACAATTACTTCACCAACTTGTAGAAATCTATTTGTTTCAACATAAAGAAAACCACTTGCATTATTCTCTGCAAGAATTTCAACAACAGCTCCAGAAGTTTGACCAGTAACATTCTCACCCTTTATGAACTCACCATACTGAGAATCTTCATAAACGAACTTAGTTCCATCCTCATTGAGCATGAAATTTTCTGTCAGTTTATTTTCTAAAAGGATTTGGTCTGAGAGTTGAACTTTTGTGAGGGTAATCTTTGAGGCCTCCATGAACTGATAATACAGTCTTAGGAAGTCCACAAAGACAGGATGATCTGCCTTTACGAATTCAGGAAATTTATCTTCTATAAAAGATGAAATCTTTTCATCTAAAAACGTAGTCGCCATATTACGATGTGGTGTAATTACTTCCTACAGAAGCAGTTGAACTAGATGTGGTATATCCTACACCAGCAGTTGCACTACCAGCTGCAAACTCATCAACCTCAGCAGTCACCGTTGTTGCAACAGTATCTATTTCAATAACTTGTTGTCTTACAGGAATGATGTCATTTGAATCTGGTTTAACTGTTACATCTATAGTATTATTGGTATTGGTTGTAGCAGTAATATTGAATGAGGTTAAAACTATTTCACCTGTATTATAATTAATAGTTCCTGCAGCTGCATTTGTAATAGTCTTGGTAGTTCCACCTAAAAGATAAAAAGTTCTAACATTTCCACTACCATCATCATCAATAAACTGTTCACTAGAATTTCCAGACAAATAGAAACCAGTAGATTCTACAACCGTTTGTGCCCACGATGCAGATGGATGATAAGCGGCATTATTATAACTAATAGTATATTTGGTTACTGCTGACAATGTTGGTGTAATAATTCTTTTCAATTTCATTGTTGCAGTACTGGATAATATCGAAACATCAGAATCATCAATCTCTCTTAAAAGATTGGAATGTCTGAATACACTATCGAACTTCTGTAGAGAATTTGTATTGAATGAACTTACAGCTGTTTCAACTAAAGCCTTAATATCTGATTTGGATTTTTCTGTCAAGGTAGTATTATATTTAGCAGTTATACCCATAACCAAATACAAAACTTCTGGATCTACTATTACTGGTACTATTGAAGCTACATTGTAATTTTTCAAACTAGCAATAATTGAATTTTTAGTTGTAGTGGTTAGGGTTGATCCAGTATTGGGGTTAATGGCAACATATACTCTTCCATATATTGGTGGATCATTATCTTCTCCACCCCAACATTGAATAGACTTGATATTGGAATATACTGAAGGGACTATAGATTTGTAATCATCTGGTGTTACTGCTCGACCCTGTGATGCATACTTCAATGGCGCATTAAACTTAATAGAGTCAACGGTTTCTGCATCACCTCCACCAGAAGAACTAGCTGTTGCTAATGCTGAAACATTAGAATATCCACCGACTGTTGAAGCTGGAGTAAATGCACTTGCACCATCAGCTATACTTCCATTAGTTACAACATAATCTAGAATAACTATATTACCATCAATGGGTTTTTTACCTATAATACCATCACCGAAATATACTTCATATCTTCCTTCTTCTACTTCTTGTAGAAAGTATTTTAAGGATGTTGAATTAAGTGTAGCATAGTCTGTATTCAAAGTATAAACTTCTGTAGTAACATCACTTGATGATGCTTGTACAGATACAACAATAGTACTAGTATCAACAACTGCTGATGGAATAATAAACTGTTGTTCTAAGTTTGAAGAATCTACAGTATATGTATATTTAACTCTTGTTCCCTCGTAAATTGAAACCTCACTAAACACAAAAGTACCAGTAATGGAAGTTGCGGTGTGATCTCCAATAGATACAAATTGATAAGTGGTATCATTTACTGAAGTAGTAAAGATTGTTCCTGCATCCATGACTAAAGAAGTTTGAGAAGTTGGAACACCTGTAACAGTAATATCAACAATTGCAGTTGATGCTTTTGCTGATGAGGGTAAGTAACCTAATGACTTTGCATGAGAAACGGCACTAGCTCTAGTCAATGCAGTATCTATAAACATTTCGTTTGCAAGCATATTTGCATGAAATGCTAAGTAGTGAGTATTGTATGCCAAAAGATCCATTAGAACCGACATACCAGACCCTTCAAAGTTGTAGTCTGAAAATTGTGTTTGTTGTGAAAGGAATGATTTAAAATTAGACTTGACTGTATCAAAATCTAAATCAGTAATCTCTATTTTTCCTTTTGAGTTTATAGCCATATTATCGTACCGATTCTAAAATTGTTTGAAATTCTATAAGTTCCGCTGGTAAATTTTCTACATAAAAATAAATCCTAACATCATAAGTATTTGTATCTGGAACAGGATAACATTCTACATTCTCTACTCTAGCTCTTGGCTCGAAATTGGAAATCATTTCTTCTATTGTCCTTGATAACTGATTTCCAGTTATTGGCCCAAAGTTTTCAAAAAGTAAGGCTGTAACATTAGATCCAATCTCTGGATGAAAAGGTCTATCATAATGGTTTGTAAGTAATAGATTACGAACAGACCTTTTAACAGCATTAACATCAGTAACCGTAGCTACATCTCCTGTAACTGGATTCGCAGTAAAATTCAAGTTCAAATCTTTGTAAATTCGACTTGACCTTTTCTCATTCTGTCTTGATGCATCCCAGGCCATTATAGTGTTGTAGTTCCGTTATTATTTAATGCTTCTGATTCCTTATGTTCAGGATCATCTTTGTCTTTGAACCAATAATCGGCCGTCTTAGTTAGGATAGCCACATAAGTTCCTATTAAAATATTTACGATGTCTCTGTAAGTTTCGCTGACTTCTTGAAAGAATAGTAAATACAACAATACAAAGAAAGCCCCGAATACCACTATACTCAATGCAAATCTAGCCCAAAAGTTTAATTTCTTGCGTGCTTCAACTGATTTTTTTTGATCTTCTATTTTCATTTCTGTTTCTATTTCTGTTATCATTTTTCACCTCAATT